CAGTGTCATCAGCTCCATGGAGAGAAACACGGTATCCGTTCCGTCGGAGCAGGCAAACTCCGACACCTTGAAATTTGCGGACAGCTTGGTGCTGCCATCCTTGGCCTTGCTGTAGACCTTGACAGTCGCTCCGTTCATTGCTCATCCTCCCTATCACACTTTAATGATTTTGATAACCCCTGTTGCCGTCGTGGGGATCTGCTCGTTTGAGTACACGGCGATGATCCCATCCGCCCATACTTTGGCATAGGCGGGGTAGATATGCCCGCTGGAGTCAGCTAGGTACACCCAAACGGTGTCACCCACGGCGGCGTCGGCATACTCGATGGCGGTGGCGTAGGTGATGTAGGGTGTGGCAGTACCCCTGGTTGTACTCATGAGCAAAGATATATCAGGAGAACCTAGCACTCCGTCCATATTAACGTCGGATAAGATTTTTGGGATCGTGCCATCGATACTCCCAGAGATGATACGCATCCCGGCACTAACATCATCTTGTGTTATCTCGCCATCCAAATTGGCGTCGCCCACCAGATACATCTCATTGGGCAGCTGGGTGCAGACCTCCACCCAGTCATTGGTGTAGGTGACTTTAATCGAGATCTGCGTCACCAGCCGTTGCAGGGCTTGCAGTCTGGTTTTCAGTGCGTCCATCGTCCACCACCTCCTGGTCCTCTACGATAATTGCGATAGGCCCTTCCTTGGGCAGCTTGGCGGCCCTCCGCCGCCGCTGTACGTCTAGCTCATGCTCGGTCATTTCGTCTCACTCCTCCCATGTATACGGCGTGCTGCCGGTGTACCGCAGGTCTTCCCCAGGCTCCTCCGCCGGGTAGGGCTTATAGGCCCGATGGTCGATGGCCCGGTATCCGTTGGTCCCAGGCGTCTGTGGGAGCGCTGACCACGGGAAGTGGAAGTAATCCCACTGGATGTAGTCCGGTTCGTCGATGTACTCCCCATTAGAGCCAACGAGCACCGGGTCGTCCCAGGTGCAGTCCACGCCTGTCCACTGCTTCGCGTCCTCGCCCCACACGCCGGGGCGCTCGTGGATGTTGACTAGGTTCCACATATGCCAGGCTCCATTATAGGTAACGGTGCCGTCATCTGCGGTGGTAGAACCGCCGGTGTGGACAAATCCGGTCTGGGCCACACTCTCAATGCCGTACCGCAGGGCCAGCCACTGGTAGGCCAGGGCATACGATGCACACACCGGGGAGTTGACGCCGCCGGACAGGGCGGGGTACATAGTTTGATCCAGGGCCTCCTCGCCGTTGTTCACCGTGTCGTACTGGTTGTTGAGGACGATCCAGTCATGGATAACTTTGGATACATACTTTTTTTGGTCAACGGTCAACTCGTCGCCGGGAGCCACGCCATACAGCTCAGCCACCTTGGCGTCCACCTCAGCCGCCGACGCCTGGCAGGCCGCCAGCATCTCTTCCCGCTCGCCGTTGGTTATCAGAGGGATGCCGATCTTCCCTACGGGCCATTCCGCATCCTCTCCGGTTGTGACCTCACCTGCTTTTTGATACACGACAAACGATGTCAGACCGAGCAGCTCCGGGTTGTCAAATCTTACCCGGTTGTAGATGTGATACCATGTGTCGTTGCCCTCCTGGCTGCTATCGTGATAGTTTTTGCTGGTGATGCCCGCAAATTGGGCCAAGGGGATGACGAGATAGTCCACGTCGTTGTATGTGACTACAGTGTCGTAGCTCTTGCCGTCCACCGTCACAGTGCTCACCCGGTCCCCGATGTACAGCCGCTGATAGAGCCACTCGTACAGCTCCACGGGCTGAGTGTTATCGTCGGTGCACTCCGCCACGCACTGGAGGTAGCCCAGGGCGTGGAGGTAGGGCCGGGGCACGTCGATGCCCTCGTCGGTGTCTGCCAGCTTATCGGATACGGCACTCTCCAGCGCCTCCAGCGCGTCCAGGGTGTCATCGTCCGGGGCGGCGGAGCTCTCGATCTGGCTGATATACCCCGGCAGGTCCCCCAGTTTCGCGTTGGCGGGGACGCTCACGCCCTTGTCGGTGATCGCCGTGGCACAACCTTCCCGTGCCTCGATGAGCCGGGTGCGCTGGTCCTGTACGCTCATTCACACCACCTCCTTAGATTTCTGCCAGAGCCTTTTCCAAATCATCCGTCAGCACCACCACACCTCCGCTAGTGTACCCTTCGGGGATATCTACGGTGGTTTGGGTCAGTGGGTCAAATGTCAACAACAAGGCCCCGTTGTCCTTCATGGTGCCAGTGGTATTCTCCCCGTCAGCGGTGACGATGGTCTTCCCGGCCCGTACATCGGGGGCGGTCGCTGTGACGCCGGTGATGTCCTGGTACTCGTCAGGGATAGCCGCCACCTTAACCTCACTCAGCACATTGCCTGCGGTCGGCGTGATGGTCTGCAAGGACTTGGTGGGGATCACTGTCTTGGTCTCCACCACAATTTCCACCTTTCCAGTGCCGGAGTGGTAGCCCTTGGGGATGATGTAGGTGATGGTCGTTGCGTCCAGCGTCTTAGATACTGCGCCGTTGTCCGGCATTTCGCCAGCCACCAGATTGCCGTCAGCGGTTACGATGATTTTACCAGCCAGCACGTCAGGCCCCAGTGCGGTGACACCGGACACGTCCTGGTAGTTGTCGGGGATTGCCGCCACCGTCACGTCGCTCATACCGTAGTACCCGGCATCCGGGGTAACGGCCTGCTGCTTCTTAGTGGGTGTGACCGTCTTGGACTGTAGGTCGTAGTTGCCGCCGCCGCCGATACCGGATACCGTTCCAGCGCCATTGTGGTATCCAGCGGGGATCTGGACGGTATCGCCCTCCTTTACCTTGATAGATACGGCCCCCTGGTCGATGATGTTAGAGATCGCCTCAGCCAGTGCGTCCAGCTTGGCAGTGCTGCCAGCCAGTCCCAGTTCCACCAGCTTTGTGCGGATGACGTTTTTACTCGCCAGGATTTCATCGTAAGTGCCTCTTACAGTTGTTGCCACTTTGGGGTCCTCCTTATCAAATCAATTTAAGCAACTCGTTAATGTTGCCCACTGTCGCCGCCACGGCGGCGGAGGTGATGGGGAGCGTGTTGTCCTCCTCCACCTTGTCCGTCGTATTGACGGACAGAACGCCGTTTGCAAAGGTCAGGCTCTTGTCCGTCTCAAGCCCGCCCCCGCCGCCGGTGACCCTGGCCTCATTGATCGCCGCCACCAGGGAGGACCGGTCCACGGTCTTCAGGTCGTCCAGGTCGCCGATCGCCGCCAGCAGCTGCTCATAGACGGTGGGCGTGGGGTCAACGGACGCGTCCAGGCTGGCCCCCTCCTGGATCACCCCCAGAGGGGCGTAGACGGTGTTCAGCCGAGGCGGGGAGCCGGTGTCCGTCCCGGAGATCCCCACCCACAGCGTCACATCGTGCTTCGTCATCGCCTCCCATGGGATGTAGCACTCGCCGTTCTCGTCCAGCGCCTGGGCCGGTCCCACCCGGGTCACCCCCTCACGGAAGATGGCCACCTTGTCCAGCCCGTCCCAGTCCGGGGAAAAGTCCACGTGGATCTTGTTCACCTGCACCGAGCCGGAGGTCATCCGCTCCCGGTTCTTCACGGTCAGCTCATTCCATGCCGCGTACAGTTCGATCACGTCTCATCACCTCCCGTACCTTGGATGCTATCCTGCAATTTCTGGCTCTGCGTCCCGAAATAGAACGCGATAATCACCGCGTAGATGGTCATGAAATCCTGGGAGATGCTCCCAGAGATCGCCATGTACGCGAAGACAACCGTCAGCACGATGGTCACCAGGGACTTCACGCTCAAAAGCGTCGCCAGCCGCTTCAAAAGCTCCTCACTCACCTTATTCACCTCCCTTCTCATCGTCGTCCTGCCCGGACCACACTTTGGCCACCTTAATGGCCGCCAGGGCCACCGTCTCCAGCCCTCCGGCCCCAAGCACGTACTGCACCAGGGTGTCCGGTATGGAGCCCTTCACGCAAAAAATCACGATCATGGCCAAGATAAAGGCCAGCAGAAAGCACCCCAGCAGGAGCAGGATCTTGTTGCTCAGCTTCACGTTTCCGCCGCCTCCTCGTGGGCCGCGGCGTTAAGGTGGCTGCTTAGCTTGCCCTTGGCCTCGCTCACCTTGTGGTTGGCCCCCAGCTGCTCCAGGCCGTCCAGGCAGGCCTCCAGGCCGTAGCAGATCAGCTCCAGCTCCTTCTGGTCGGCCCGCTGACTCCGCTCCAGCTTGGCCACCCGGTCGCTAAAATGGATAGCCTTGGCAAAGAGCCCGCCTAAAACGCCCAGGGCGGTGACCACCCCGGCGGCGGTGATGATAGATGCCGCGCTTAAAGTGATTTCCATTTTCTCTTTCCTTCTTTCTGGCAAAATTGTTCGATTATGAAAGTGTTAGCGTCGCTGTAGTTACATTGCGGGCGAAAGTAACGGGTCTAAGCGTTTTATCATCTGATCCCCAGCTGGTTTGCACAGTGCAATCGGATGCAGCCCAGGTTGTCGCTGTTGAGCTGACAAAACAAATGTGTCCGATAAATGTGTATTTCCCCGAGGAATATGATTGGGGGCCGCCACTATACCATTCGAGGGACGTAGCATCTATCCAAAATATTCCAACAGCGCGAGAGGTGTTGTTGACTATAGTAAGCGTGACCGCAGACCCGACCGACCGAACGTAGGACCCCGCCACGCCGAAGATTGAGACGCCAGAGACGATATTGCTCGCCACCAGATTACTGTCGCCAGCGAGGATCTGGACCCCAGTGACAAAGGTATCTGGGTCGATGATCCATATGTCAGAGGTCCCCGGTGTGTAGGTTTGGGCGCCCAGGGTAGTCATCTGGTAGGTCGCGCTTTTGTTTGCGGCGGCTACAAACCCGTAGTCTTGCGATGTTTTCGCTAGGATCTTGCCGTTGGAGTCGATCGTGATCTTGGGTGTCGCGGCCTCTACCGTGGGGATCGTCCCCTCCACCACATTCCCGTCCTGGTCGATGAGCTGCTTGCCTTTCAGCATCGCCCCGGCGGAGCCGGGGTCGCTGAGAGCGGGCAGGGCCTTGATGATCTGCGCGCCGCTGAGGTACTGCCCGGCGGAGATCCGCTGCTCGCTGGCGGAGGGGGAGTAGGTCTTTTCTCCCAGGCTCTGGATGGTGCCGGTCAAGGGGTTGCCATATTGGTCAATGAGCTGCTTGCCCGCCAGCACATCCCCCGCCGACCCCGGCGTGGTCAGCTTCGGCAGCGGCTTCCCGCCGCCCGTCATGTTCCAAACATTACCCATTGCTGACCTCCTCCCGCAGAATATTCACCGTCAGATCCACGCTGGGCGCGTCCCCCAGCGCCGCGAAGGTCATCTTCCCCGTGCTGGTCACGTTCTGGGCGTAGATCTGGGCGGCGGTGTAAGCCTCATAGCTCCCCGGGTCCGCCGCCACCTGGTAGGAGTAGCCGGTGGTCACAAATTTGCTGTTGGATACGGTCTGCTTCTTGTCGCTGCTCCAGCTGCCAGCGGCCAGGGTGACGGTAAAGGACACCGGTTTTCCCGCCTTCCCCGCCAGGGCCACCGTCGTGCTCTGGCTGTCCGCCTTGGCCCTGACGGATGTGTCCAGCCCCTCCAGCAGCCCGTCGATGGTCCCCATGTTGCCGGAGAAGTCCGACACGCTGTAGTAGTCGCCGTCCTCCGGCTGTTTTAAGCCCGCGAAGCTGGTGGTTTTCATAGCTCTGCCTCCTCTCTCAGTTGTCCGTGGGTGTAGGTCGCCAGCTGGCCATAGGTCATCCCTGCCAGCTCGCTGTGGCGGCGATAGCGGATGACATAGCTCCAGGCCAGGTGCGCCGGCATGATGTCATCTAGGGCGTCGGAGAGGTCATCCAGATTGGGCGGCGCGCCGATCTCCCCGACAAAGCGGATGGACACCTCGCAGTTTGCCGCGTCTTCCACCACCTCCACCTCGCCGTTGGCGAAGCTCTCCGCCACCGACTGGATCAGTCCCACCGTGGTGGTCCCCCGGCCCCGGAGCTTGGAGATCACCCGGCTGCGCCGATCGTCCGTGTCCTTGGCGTCGCTGGCCTCCAGCCCCAAAGCGCTCTCCCAGTAGCTAAGGCCCCAGGTGGCGGTCCGGGGGTCCAGCTGCTGGGCCAGATCCTCCCGTGCGCTCCACACCCCCTCCACCTCCGCCTGGAGCGCTCCTTGGAACAGCGTCACCTCCGAGCTGGCCCGGTAGTTAGGCGGCAGGCGGTCCATCAGGTCTATCACGTCAGCGTCACCTCCCCCGCCACCGGGACCTCCGTCTCCCCGGTGACGATGTTGCTGGTGCCGCCGTTGAGCCGGAGGCCGCTAAAGTCTGTCACGCCCTCCACCTCCATCAGCAGCGCCCCCACCCGGTTATAGTACACGGTGCAGGTTTTTTCCGCCGTCCTGTCCGTTCTCAGCCGCTCAAAGGCGGCTTTGGACACGCTCATAAGGTAGGAGGCCAGCTTCGCCTTAAAATCCGTCCTGACCCCCTCCAAATCGCCTCCAGAGGCCAGCGTCACCGCCGCGGTGACGGAGATAGACACCCCCTGGGCGGAGATCACCGTCACCTCCGCCCCCACGGGCCGCTGCTCCTCGATGTACCCGGCGCAGTCCTCCACCACGCCGTCCTCCACCGGCCCGCCGTCGTAGCCCACCAGCAGCACCCGGACGGTGCCGGGGCCGTTCCACAGTCGATCCACCCGGCAGTCCCCCACGCCGTCCCGGCTGAGCGCCCACTCCCGGTAGCTGGCTTCGTTTCCGGAGGTGGGGGGATTTTTCCTCTTGTCGTCGATCCGGGAAAAGAGATCCGCGTCGGTCTCCGGGTCGGTGCCGCCACTGGCGGCCTCGTTAAAATAGGAGGAGAGTCCCGCGATGGTGCGCATCACGCTGGCAAGCTCCCCTCCCTCGATATTTCCAGCGTCCCCCACCTGGTTGGCCACCACCTGCCCCACGGCTGTGCCGTCGGAGCCGATGGTGGTGTCGTCGGTCAGGGAAAACCCCTGGCCCTCCTCGGTGTAAAATCCCAGCCCGCCGGGGACCACGGTCCCCGCCTTGCCTACAAAGTGGATGGTCGCGGTGGCCTTGGTACCCTCCCGCCGGGAAAGCCCCAGCAGCGCGGCGTGCTTGTCCAGATAGCCTCCGCTGTCCTCGCCCACGTAGAAGCTCTCTACCAGCTGGTCAAAAGTCATCAGCACCCGCCACAGCTCAAAGCACAGCGGCGCGGCCATGTCGTAAGCGAAGGACCCCTCCCGGGTCTCCAGCCCCTGCTCCAGCCGCTCCAGCACCCGAGACAGGATGGTCTCGTAGCTCTCCTCAAAGATCGGCACTGGTCGTCACCTCCCCATAGATGGTTTCCACGGTGGCGCTCACCGTGAGTTTGCCCTCCGAAAACTCCGCGCTGACGCTGGGAACTGCTGAGACGTAAGGACTTTGCAGCAGGCACTCCCGCACGTACCGGGGGGCCTCCGCCTCCTTGATGGCCCGGGTGTAGGCCCTGCCCATCAGCCCCTCCAGCTCGCTGCCATGGTCCTGGGAGTAGATGGGGTAGCGGTAGCGGGGCGTCGTCAGCGCCCGAAAGCACCACACCTGCACCGCCGCCTTGCCCGTCACCACCACCGGCGCGCCCCGGCGAAAGATCGGCACGTCTTGCTCAAAGTCCCACGCCGCCTCCCGGCACAGCGGCAGCGCCTCCGCCGTACTCTCGCCCTCCGCCGGGTCGATAATCGGGAAAATGGTCACGCTCTCGCCTCCTTAAATCGCGCACAGCACGTAGAAAATCTGTTGGTCCTCGGTGAGCATCACCACTTGATCCCCCGCCGCCAGCTCCAGCCCTCGCGCCGCCTTGAGACACGCCGAAGGCAGCGCCAGGCCCCCGACGCTGACGAACAGCGGCTCCACGCCGCTGACCCGCCCCACCAGCACCCGGCAGGGGGACGCGCTCTGGCCCTCGGCCATCATCTCCACGATTTTGGCATAGGGGTCGCCCATGATCTCACCTCCGCTTGTGTCCAACCTGGACACATCTCACTTGTCGCTCCCGGCGCTCTGGGTGTCCATCACCGCCTGGAGGGATACCGTGAGCTTCGTCTGATACACCCCGCCGCTCCACTGGTGGCGGTCGGAAATGATCCAGAAAAGCCCGTCCATCTCCGTCTCCGGCTCCCGCACCACCACGGTAGAGCCGGTGATGAGCCGGGTGTCCCCGGCGCAGGTCAGGGTGATGGTGGTGCTCAGGTCGTTGTCCGCCAGCACGCTCTTGGCGTGGGCGACAGGATCGTCGTAGGAGCTGGCCTTAATGGCCGCTTGCATCAGCCCATAGAGAGCTACCGATTCGCTGTCCGCCTGGGTGCCGGTGAGGTTTCCCTCATCGTCGTAGATGCCCACGGAGTTGGTGATCCCACTGGCCTTCTCCCTGGCCACGCACCCCCACAGGTTGCTCCCGGGCTTCAGGATCAGGGACTCGTCGCTCTGCTCCATCCTGGCCACCTCCAGGCGCTTGCCCCGAAAGCGCAGCGCGTACTTCTCGCCGGTTTGATCCGCGGCCAGGGAGTACAGCGTCATGATGATCTTGTAGAGCGATACGTTCAAAAAATTCCTGGTCAGTGCCACCCCGGTCTGGGCCAGCGCCCCCGCCTCGATGCCGTACTCCCGGCACAGCGCCGCCGTCACCGCCTCCGGCGTCTGCCCCTGGACCCGGAGGTAGACGCTGTTCCGGGTCAAATACAGCCCCCGGTCGTAGGCCACCACGTCGATGGTTTTCCCCAGCGTGTCCCGTCCCCGCTCCAGGGAGTACCCGTCAAAGAGCAGATCGCTCTCCTGCCACAGCTGGGCCGCGCCCCCCAGGGCCGTGGGCGGCCTCGGCAGTCGGCTATCATCCAGGCTCCGCACCGGGGAAAACGTCAACGTCCGCGCCGCGTTCCGATAGTCCCCAGCCCACACGATGGACTGGCACAGCCCGGTGATGTTGGCCGTCCCCCCATCCGGGTCCGTGGTCCGAATTTTCACATAGTCAGCCATACGCGCCCCCTCATACGGTGGACTCGGTGATGCCGCTAGTTTTCAGCCCCAGCTTCTCCCTGGCCTCGATTTTCGCCTGGGTCTGCCTGGACTCCACAGTGGCCTTTTTGGTGCTGGTGCTGCTTGAGACACTGGAAGTGGTGCCGGAGGCGGCGTAGGCCCCCAGGCTCTCCACGTCCGGGATGGTCAGCACCTGCCCCGCGTAGATGAGGTTGGGGTTGGAGATACCGTTGGCGCTGGCCAGCTTGGTGTAGAGGCTCCCGTCGCCATAGGCGGCCTTGGCAATGGCCCACAGGGTATCCCCGGACTGCACCGTGTAGCTGGCGGCCTTGGTGGTCTTGCTCCCGCTCTCGCTGGGGCGGGCGGCAGTCTCCACCGAGGCGTCCTCCACATAGCGGTACTCATAGAGGGGGATGGTGGCGTACACGTCGTTGGAGCAGTCTTTTTCCTCATAGGAGATCTCCCCCAGCAGCACAGGTGAGTTGATGGAGGTGTTCAGCACAATGTACCGCACCACCGTCCCCGCTTGGCTCCAGGCGATCAGCTGATCCAGGTAGTACCAGGGGTCCCACACCGCGTCAGCGGCGGCAAAGGGGTAGGCCCTGGCCGGCAGCATCACCTCCAGGGACTCGGAAAAGAGAGTTTTCAGCCCCGGCAGCGCCAGCTGTCCAGTCTGGGCCATGTCCACCCGCTCCACCGTCCGCCCAGAGGCCATGGGATACCGCTCCGGCGTCACCGGCAGCGTCAGCGCCACCCCAGTCTCGGTGTTTTTCAGTACAATTTGTCGCTCCACGCTGCTCCTCCCCTGTAGGGGCGGGCCTCTGCGCCCGCCCGATTCCCGAATGCGCCCGCCCTATTCCCGAATGCGCCCGCCCTATTTCCGAACGCGCCCGCCTCTATGTCAAAAGGTATTTTTTGATTTTATTTATATAATTGCTGGCTATCGCCAGCAATATATGGGAGAGGGGCGCATTTTACCGCCCATAGGCCACCGCCGCCTGCTCCAGCTTCTGGGCGATGATCTCAGCTAGGCTCTCGGCCATGTCCTCTCCCGTGCCCTGGAAGGTGTTTCCAGTCACAGTGATGGAGACCCCGCCGCCGCCGGCGTCCAGGCTCCTGGCCTCCGCCGCCGTCAGCACCCGCTCCCCCTGGTGGAGGGTGGCCCTGTATCCGTCATAGGGGACAGTCCGCTGGCCGTAGGCACTGCTGTAGTACCCATCCCCCACCTGCTCTAAGGCGGCATCCCTGGCGGCCGTAGCCTCGCTCCACAGCGTCACGCCGCTGCCCTTGCTCTGCTCAATGGACTTCTCATAGGTATCCTGCCAGCCGTTCAGGGCCACGGTGTTCTCCCGGAGGGCCTTGATCTGGTCCAGTTCCGCGTCGTTGAGGTCATGGACGAGGGAGTTGCTGTCATAGGCAGCGGTAGCCAGGGCCTCAGCGTTCTCTTTCAGGTTCACCATCTTGGCGGCGGCTTCCTTGCTGCCGGTCTGGTCGTACTCTGCGGAGGCCGCCCGGTACTCGCGGGCCATCTGCTTCAGGTTTGCCACGCTCTCCGAATCCCAAAGGGTGCTGCTGACGTCCTCGCCCAGAAGCACCGCCGACAGAGCCTCCCGGCTGTACTGTTCCGACAGGTTGTCCAAATACGCCTGATTTTCCCCGGCCAGGGCGTTTACCGACTCAATGGCGCTGCCCAGCGCCCCGCCGTAGGCTTCGATCTGGTCCTGGATGCCGCCTTTCCGCTCCTCGTTGTACGCCTCGCCGCTGGCGTTTTCCAGCTCCTGCTCCAGCCCCTCCAGGGTGGAGGTCAGGCCGGAGTAGGTCTGGCTCTGGGTCGCCATGCTGCCGCCGTAGGCGCTGGTGAGGGCGTCCAGGATGATCTGGGCGGCGTCGGTGCCTTTTACTTGGCTCTTGGAGATCATGTCGTACATGGTCCCCTGGTCCACGCCGTAGGCGTCCGCCAGCATCCCCACGGCCCCGATTCCCCGGTCGTTGAGGATGTTGAGATACTCCAGCGTCGCCTTGTCGCTGGATTTCATCCGCCCCAGGGCCGTAGCCACGGAGGTCATGTCGCTGGTAGACATACCCAGCGCCGCCCCGGCGTCCCCGATGCTCTGTAGCACAGGCAAAATGCTGTCCTGGTCGTAGCCGTAGGTGGCCAGGGTCTTGCTCATGGCCGTCAGGTCATCGTACAGAAAAGGCGTGGTATTGGCCATGTCCACCAAATCGGAGAGGTACTTGGCCGCGTCCTCCTCGCTGCCGAACAGCGTGGCGAAGCTGATCTGGTCCGTCTCCCGCCCGGCGGCAATATCAATGCCGTCGGTGATCCCGTCCGCCGTGGCCTGGTTGACGGTGTCATAGAGGGAGTTGTAGTATTCTTTAAAGACATCGTCCTGCTCGCTGTAGATTTCTGTGCCCCCAGAGATCAGGCCGGAAATGATACCGGCCGCGCCACCGGCAATCATCCCGGGGATGCCTGCTACAGCGCCCGACGCCACACCGCTGAGAGCGCTGGAAAGAGTGTCAGACAATAGGGAGGCGGTGGGCGTTCCAATGGCGCTGGTGAGGATTGCCGAGCCAATCCCTCCCAAGGATGAGGACAGCAGCTGCCCCACCTGGCCGGTGGCTAAGCCCTCAGCCATTTTTGATAGACTGGAACTGGTTCCGCTGACGGTGCCCGCCTCCATTTTTCGGAATTGGGCATAATAGTCCTTCATGGAGTTCTGGGCGTCCTTGTTGGCGGTGGTATATTCGTTAAGCTTTGTTTTTAACTCCTCCAGCCGCTCCTGTTCCGCCTTATAGATACCCTCCGCGTCTGACATATCCTCCGTGGTGGCGTTGTGGCTTTTCCGCAGCTCATTCCAGGATTTTTTTGCTTCATCCACCGTGGCCCTCTGTTTTTCGATCGCCGTTTTCGTTGTGGCGATATTCTTGGCCAAGGTTGTTTGCAACTCCTCGTTGTTCTCCACTTTTAAGGCCAAATCGTCGAAGTCCTTGCTTAGAGATTTCCCGGACGAGGCGATGGATTTCATGGTGGCGGACAGTCGGTCGTGCAGAGTCATAACGATAGAGACTTCTGACACAAGCGCTCACCTCCTTGACA